CAGCTTGTTCGCCAAGATGGGCGAAGGTAGGCCAATAGAATTCTTCACGGGTTTGTCTAAGCCAGGTCTTATTAATGCCTTGCTGATAACTTAAATCGGTACGAATATTACATAAACCGATCACAATTCCATGTTCGGTAAACGACTTATTAAAGCCGTGAACACGCGTACTCATTAAAGCATACGCAGACAAGTTGCCCTGCGGGGACGTAGTGTCCGTAGAAGACGTCTGTTGAACAGGATTGAACATAATTGGTGTTGAATCGCCACCGAGATACTCACTGCGTTGCAACCGAGCATCAGGCGAAATAATACCGAAATGTGAGCGAATAATTTCAGTATATCGGGTACCACCACGAGCATCTTTTTCATAAAAACGTTGAAGCGCAAATGCAGAACGCAAGCTGTTAATAGTAATCGCTGTCGCACTAGACAAATCGACCGTAGCTTTAGTTGCATCAGCAGTACCAGCTATATTAAGCTGCAAAGGAACATCTTGAGTAATTGGACCACTATTAGAAGGAACTTTAATGGCGCCTTGCAAATTTACAGGAGAAAAATCAGGAGTTTGAAAAGCATTAGATTCTGAATGGACATACAAACTCGGACTATCTACCGACCAATCACTCGTCGGCTTAGGAACATAAGCATAGGCACTAAGAGGTAAAGAGCCGGAAACAGAAGCAGTTTGGCCAAGCGGCAATTCTACACCAGGGCCTTTCTGCGGCCACGGTAAAGCGCTTGTGAAATAGTCATGTCGCTTACCACGATAGAAACACTGTGCAGTCGTAGCATCCTGCGTAGCATCACCACCATATGCATCATCTTCGGAGGAAGTCGAAGAAAGCGGCGCACCGGTCTGAATGGACACAGCGTTTTGAAGATTTTCGTCGCGGAACCAATCATTATAAATCTTCCAATACGCTCTAAAAGGGAAAGCAGAAACCGAAAGCTTATTTTTTACATCGGTCGGAAAACCGAAATAGTCCCAAAGCGTCTGAACCTGCGCATTGGTGGCCGTCATCTGCGGTACTTCATACTCTGTACTCTGATAACCGGCAAGCGGATTTTCGCCATTAAACTCCTTCCAGTGCTTCCAAAGAAGACGGTACGGAACGAAAAAGAAAAAAGTATCCATATAAGCATTATCCATCGCCGGAACAATCGGCGTAGCCATACGACCAAAAAGCGTCGCCTTACAATTAAAAGTATCACCGGGGTAGACTTCATCGATATAAAACGGAACAAGTCGACCTGCATCCAGTGTGGTTTTTACTGTATGCGAACGCTTGAAAGAAGAACGGGGAATCTGATTTTGCGGGCTTATAGCAAAGCTGTGCTGAGTAGCTCTTTTTGACATTTTTATACATCTCCTAGCATCTGTATTTAGTACACCAATTCAACATTGGTGTCAGTCGTACCAGTTACATCAAGTAGAACTGGTACGACCTGAAAACGAAAGTGACAACCATGCGGTTTTTCAGCTTTTCTGAGAAAAAGTGACATTTATTGACAAAATGCTTATCCATTGGCTTTATCGCCTGCATTATTATCCGTATTTTCCGTATGATTATCAGACTTAATAACAGTCTTAGTAGCAAGACCCATGGCCACGAGCTCATCTAAATTTTCCGGATTATCGACAAACTCTAAGAAAGCAGCAGGGTCATAATTAAAACGCTTACGAACGTCCAAGGGCAAATTGTCAAAGTTACTTTTAGCTTCTATCATACGATTGTACATCTCCTGTGCATTATCCGGCAGCGATGCAAAATCACCGAAAACAGGCTGCGCCGGCTGACCGTCACCATGGAAAGTCGGCATAACGCCGGAAGAATCGTACATTGAAACGATATAATTGATATCTGCTTCGTCCTTAAACTGCTGCTGCGTCATGGAAGGGACAGACGATTTCCAACCCTCACGAGTACCAGCATTATATCTAGAGCGTATCTCCATTCGCTTCGCTCCTTTCAACATTAGCGCATTGCATTGCATGGCAAATAAAAGCAGGCACATCATAAGGCTTGAGAAAACCTTTTTCATCATCAAACTCACCTAGACAATACAAGTGGAAATCGCCGAGGTGCTGACTAACAAGACTCCGACTATCATTACACAAATCACTAAAAGAACGGCTAGCAACCAGGTCATTCTGGGCAAAGTACGGCGTATTAAAGCACTGTGCCTTATCATCCAAGATTGAATAAACCTTAAGCATTTCGTAACAACTCCTTTTAAAATATTAAGAATAAAATCAAAAACAGCGGCGACAATAACGTGTAAGATACGCATGAGAATAGTGATTTCTAAGTTCACTCCTTCCGTGGAAATACTTTGTCTTCCAAGGCGAAAAACAAATAACATCCGTAATATCAGTATTACGCACTTTACGATAAATTTGCCACAAATCTACCTGGTCAAAAGATTCATACGACCGATGTACATATATGTGCAAAATACCTCCTTTCGCGAGAGGGAAGTGTTGCTTGAAGTAACAGAAAAGGATCGCTCTTTTTGAATTTAAAAAAAAATGCCCTCTCGCTAGTACAACAGTACCATACGGGGGGGGGCAAAATGTCAAATGACATTTACTCGTACATATCTACATCGTCATGCAGCCGGCGTACAAGTTTAGTTAGCTTACGAGCCTTTAACCGCTCTTGGATCTGAGCAATTTCATACTCTTCCGTTGTCATTGACTCGTCACGACGATACTTGTCTTGGCGGGCCTCTTTAACTTTCTCATACAAATCGGGATCGTCCTTTTCTAACAAGGAATCATAATATGCGGGGGGCTTACAAGTCACACCGTCACGGACGACAATGAAGTCGTTCGGATAAACCTGGCTTTTATACTTTTCATACCAATCATGGCCAAGGCCTGGCATGCGTGACATTAAGACAAACGGCTGCAAAGATTCGTCAACATTATCACCTTTCTGCTTTTTCATCACATAACGAGCAACATAAGCGCACGACTCAAACGTAACGCTGCCGATCAAGCTGAATCCGTAGGGCCACAACTTCTCCAATGTAGGACTACGATAATACTGGAAACCGTGCTTAACTGTATGGATCATTAAATCCGGGAATCGCAAGCCAAAAATAACTGCATGATAGTGCGGTCTTTTAAACTTGTGGCCGTATTCACCACAAGCGAAGAAGCGAAGGCCGCTACCAAACCGTTTTCGAAGACGTTTCATGAACTTTTGAAAAACGTCTTTATGAACTCTACCATCTTCCGGCAAATGTTCGGGACTATATGTAAGAGTGAGGAAGGATCCAACACGACCGGCTGTTTCAAACTCATGTACACAACGCATGGCCCACTGTCGGCTATACTCAAGCCGACAGCCGACACACTGGCCACACGGAACATAAATTGTCTCCGGAAGCCGACCAAGTGGGCGCCAGGCATTACCATAATTCGCCGTCAAAGAGCGTTTGCCAGTTTCTTTATTTATCTCTTTACTATACCACATTGGAATAGGATGATAGCATGGCATGACAAATCAACTCCAGGGAAAATCAAAACTAACATTACATTCTAAAACCACCGCGCATGGGGATGGGGCGCTTATTTTTCGGATTAACTGTCATTCCGCGACGGAAGTTTTTATTACTCTTTTTTTTACTCATTTTTTGTCGTTTCATACAACATCAACTCCTTATAAAAAAACATCCAATATACTAATCACTAAGGAGACAACTAAAATGGCTAGTACAAGCCAACAAAACAACGCGACCGGAGTACCAACTTTCATTCTTCATCATCTCCTTTTATGATTTCCAGGAAATACTTAGACCGCTGCTCATCAGACAAGTCATCAACCGACAGCGCATCAAAAACGCGCATAAAACGTAATGCGATCTTCAGATGCTTGTACTCATCATCTGAACAATAAATACTACGAGTTTTTCTCATATCTATCACCTCTGTTATTATTCTAACATATATCTAACAGAATGTCAATAGAAAGGGATGATAGGCTAAACGCCACAGTACGTCACCGTTCCACTAATACGAGAGTAAAACAATTTCACCAGGGCAATCAAGGGAAAACCGAGATCACTTAAAAACCTGCGTGACAAGGCCAAACGGGGAAGCATCAACAAGACCTTTCGCATTACCAAGAATGCGGCCCAAAAGTTCATAAGGGCCTTGCGGAGTAACACCAGAATAGCGATTCTGAATTTGATACTGTTTTAGATCTATCTGAGCGCGCACACGATTTACAAACTTTAGCGCATTATCTTCAGTCTGACCTTTAGCTTGCAAATACTCAACAAGCGATCGAGCACTAAGTTCGCCTTGCACATACTTTTCAGTCATCATTTTAACCTGATTTAAACTCGTTTCAGAATCAATTCGTAAAATTTCATGTACATTTTTTTCGATATCGCTATCAATTTTCGCGATTTCATGTGGCAGTAAAGCATTAATCCGGTTTGTCTGCGCTCCTAAATTCGCAGTCGTCGCATTCGCGACATCCGTCTGCGGGCCACTAATATACCGAGTTTCAGCATTGTATTTATCAATCTCAGACTGTGCTTTCGCAGTGCCGACGCCGTTTGTAAAATCAGCGTTAGCTTGTAAATTATTCGCATCAGCAAGTAGCTGCACTAATTGAGTCTCTAACATAGCCTTTTTATAATCTGCTTCAGTCGATGCAGCACGACCTTCCTGCGTCTTTTTATATGTATCTGCACTAAGATTCAAATTTTGCTGTTCCAAGTTTTTTTCTTGCTGCTGTTGAATCTTTCGATTTGTCTTCGCAGAATACATACCGGACATCGCATTAATACCGTTAGACACATCAGAACCATAACCAGTATACGCATTAGACGAGTAGCTAGCAGTCGCACCAGCAGGCGTACTAGCACCGTTACCGCCCATTGCCGACAACATGGGATTTAATCCAGCTTTACGCAGATCTTCGATCTCACGCTGATGAGCCGTAGAAGACATTTTTTCTTGCCAATCGCGAGTTTTTTGTGCTTCTTGTGATTGCCATTGCATTTGCTCACGCGAAAGTGCAGCCTGGGCATTAGCCGATTTATTACCCGACCAAATGCCGAGTGCAGCGCCGGCAACCGACGATAAGAAACTCATATATCATCAACTCCTTTTAGAAGTGATCAAGCATGCCAGGGACGCCGTAAACCGGCATCGGGCGAGCACATTTTAAATCTAAATACGCATCAAGATAAAACTGGGGTTCAGACTGCACCGCACTAATACGCTTAATAGCTTGATAGCTGGCCTGGTCTTGGATGAACTCACCATTGAGAGCGGGAAGCGCATCGAATTTTTGCGCAAAATGCCATACATCCGTACTCTGTGCATATGTCGAGCGCATCTTGCCGGTAATGATAGAAGGATGGTAACGGCATTCAGCATAACGTTCTTGATAACCAAAAACTTGGTCGTCACTCTCAGTACCCTGCGCGTAAATTTCTTTATTAAGAACAGCTTGTTCGCCAAGATGGGCGAAGGTAGGCCAATAGAATTCTTCACGGGTTTG